AGGCGGCGATTGGGCGTGGTTCCTGCGATGGTCTGCAGACCTGCATCCCCGAGAAGATCGACTGAGAAGTGCACGGTTGCGACCCCGGCATTCTCAAGCGTCCTCTCGTATGAAGCCTCCATGTCACCAACGCGAACGCCATCCGGAAGATCAATGACGAATCGCTTGTCAATGACGTTGTAGAACAGGACGGTGCTAGACTCGTCTAGGGCAAAGTCCTGTGACTCGCGTCTCCATCCCGGCCCCGGAACGTCTGGAATGATGGCATTTCGGAACAGGTCTGCGTATGGCAGTTTGCTCGTCCATGCGGCGTTCGTGGCAAGCGTGTTCGTTGCCCCGGTTGTGCTCCGCGCAATGTTGATGCTGCCATTGATCGTGCGCGTCAACTGGCCCGAAGCGTCCATAGCAATCGACTGCACCCATCGGTGAGCCATCACGGTCTGGTTGGAACCCTCGGTGCTGCCGTTGGGGAACGAGCGCCGAGTAGTCACCTCAAACCGCAGGAGCGCGGTCTTCGTTCCCACAACCTCGGTAGTCGTGAACGTAAAGTATGGGCCGCCGTTGTCGGAGTCTGCGTCCAAGAAGTTGAACAGATTGGTGGTAGCCGCTCCGACCGTAATCTCCAGTCGCGCTGTCTTCAAGCGATTGCCCGCCACTCGCACCGCCGTGAAGAAGTCGGAGTAGTTTGGGCCAACGGCAATGAGTGCCGATCCCGTGACGCGAACGTTCTGCCCGATTGGTGTGCGGCCATCTGGCGCGAGTTCCACCGATGAGTCGTACGCGTCGACGAAGACGTTAAGGACGTACAGATCTTGGAGTTTCTTGTTCTGCAGGTACAGTTCGGCGCTCATGGCGTGCTCCTCGTCATGACCTTGAGATCATCAAGGAACCAATCGTTGAGGCTCGTTGCGGCCGAGGTGCCGATGAACGTATCGCGCAGCCACTCCCAGATGCGCCGTATGAACGCAATGACCTGATTGAGGCCAACGCCGATCATGCGCAACTCCTTTGGAAGCCCAACGATCGTGCCTTCAAGGAATCTCTTGGTTACGTCAACAACCCTGCCGACCCCGGAGTTCGGATCGTCATACCGCAACTCCCTGCGCAGGTTCGGGAGGATGTTCTTCAGCCCGCCCATCCCGAAGTTGTTCATCATGTTCTTGATCGTCGTCTGCAGGCGCATCAAATAGGCGAATGGCGCGAGCGCGATGGTCGCCACCTTCATCCCTATGCGAACAAGATTCAGCACGCCCATCATCGTCGGGCCGAGGATGTTGAGGATGTATTCCTTGAGCCTCATGCCCATGATCTTGACATCCGTTGTGGCAGAGTAGACCTCGGCGTACTGTTCCCCGGATCGCCGCGCCTCGTCCATTGATTCCTGCATCTCGCGCAGCCTTCGGCTGGTTACGACAGCAGTCAAGCGCCCGGAGTAACGATAGATCTCCTCCACGCGCTCGTTGAGGCGGATGATCTGCTCCTTAAGCGCCTTGAGCGCCATCGTCGCAAGACCGCCCGCAGCGCCGAATGCCAGCAGGCCCGAGGAAACCATGCGCCCGACCCCACCTATCCTGCTCAGGCTCTGGACGATGGGGTTGTTCTGCTGCAGTGCTTGCGCACCTGCCAAGGACGGGTTGTACCGGAACGCCTGAAGTTCGTTCAGCGCATCGCTGAACTTCTCAAGACCCTGCAACTGTCCCATGAATCGCTTGCTCGGCGGACCAAGACCGGACGGCTGCGGGCCACCGCCGACCGTGCCGCTGCCACCGCCGCCGGACTCATTGATGTTGATGTCGATTCGTCCGAGGTCTTCCATGTCAACTCCATGTCATCTCGTACCCGTATTCATAACTGTCCCTGACGGTCAGCCAGCCGTCCATTTCAGGAACCGCCGTCACAACGCCGCCGTTCCGAAACGTCAACGGAACCAACATCAGCCCACCGAACGTCTTCTGCACCAAGTATTCCCGCAGGACATCGGCGAAGGGCTGCACACCTGTCTGCCCGGCAATCCGCTGAGTGCCGCGCTGCATCGGATCAAGAAGCCCGCGCCACCAAATCACGATGTCGACGCCCGAGCGCACCAGCCCGATACCGCTGTTCGGGTGCGCTGCCGTGTCCGGCGTGGGGATGATCTGAATGGCGTACTGGCTGACCAGTTCATCGAACGGCGCTTCCGTGATATACACCGCATTGCCGTAACCGCGCTGCTGCATCCATTGCGCGAGATCATCGCGCATGGCCATGAGGATGTCTCCGGTATTAGGCATGGTGGTGCTTTGCAACCTCCGAGGCAACCGTGGCGCGATGCGCCAATCGCGAGTCTCCCGTCATGTCATAGACAGCGCCGCCTAGCGACTTGGAATCGCCCATGGCGATGGAGATGCCCCGTGCGACCTGCAAGGCATGCGCCGCCTCTATCGCGGGGATGTTGAGCATCAAGCCCAATCGCAATTCCTCCGGGAACTCCGAGGGCAACCGCCCGTAACAGGCGGCGAAACGAGCGATTGCCCTTACGCGTTTCCCGCTGACTGTGCTGCCTTCGCGATCCTCGTCCACACCGCAATGAGTTGCGCGTCCGTCGCCATGGAGGCTACATCCGGCGTGCGCGAAACCTCCTTGAGCACGGCCACCAGATCCTCGGTGCTTGGCTCCTTGCCTTGACACTTGGCTTCAAGGGCAGCAACGACCTCATGGAACTGAACGATGATTCGTCCTGCCGGAATGCTGCAGGCGAACAGAAGCGGGTCATTCTCGTCGTTGAGATCAATCATGTTGACAGCCTATCATGCCTGTCAAGGATTGACGGTGTTGGTGTACTCGTAGACGTCACCTTCGTTGTCCGCAATCGCCCCGAAGGTCAGCGTCAGCGTGCGCTCGCGGTTACCCCACTGCGCGTCCACCATGCCGTCAGACTTCAGGTAGGCACGAGGGAACACGTACTTCATGGTTCGGCCGGGCATCAGGCTCTCAATCGTCACCGCAAAGGTACCGCCAGCGGATACCAGAGCGCGGCCAACCGTGCTCCTGCCCGGAAAGGTCGCTACGCCGCGCTGCGTAATGAGCGTTGACGAGAGAATCGCCTCGTCATACTTCACAAGCGTCACGGTAACGGTGGCTGCGAGACCCTGCAGAACCAGTTCCGCCGGAGTCGCACCCGATGTGACTTCCTTGACCTCATAAATGTTGTCGGTGATTGACACCTGCGGAAGGTTGTCGTTGTCGCTCCGGCCGAGTTCGCTGGCGCCGATCATGACCTTGGTCGGCCCGGCGATTTGGAAGGTAGTAGGCATTTATCGTCCTTTCAGAATGGATTTCAGGCTCATGTAGATCGACTTGCCGATCCCCCGCATCTCTGTGCGGGTGGGCAGCAAGAACGGCCTCGCGGGAACGGTGACGCCGTTCCATGCCATCGTGTAGTCCTTGCCACGGATCAGCCCCTCGTTGTTGGGGTTGTTTCCGGTTCCGTGCTTTCGCTTGCCCTTGAAAGTCAACGGGATGTAGTTCGGGCCGCTGGTGCTGAACCCGCGATCCTGATACAACGCATACATCGGCCCACGAAGCGTGACACGCAACTTATTGCGCCCCGCCCGAGAACCTACAGCGTTGAGCGCACCGTACATCTCGCTGGTATCTCGCAGCGGATGACCGCCAGTTCTATACGACTGCGTCTTGACGAGGTACTGCTTACGTCTTGAGAGACGGGTTTCGTCCCCGTTCCGGCCGCGTATCTTTACCCTCTTGGTGATTTCTCTGGTAGAGACGACGACCTCATTAGGGCCAACGCTATCAACCCAGCGCCGCCCGCTCATGTTGCTGAGCGGCTTGTGCGCAACGGCATTGCCACCACGACCGCGCCCCTCGCTGCGGTCGATGTGATCCTTCATGTATGCCTCAAACAACTGCGCGATGCCCTGCTGCACAGCAGGCTTCGCCAGAGCCTCCCGAACCCGGCGCGACCACCCGCTCACGGATAGACCGTTCCCCGGCGATACGGGAAGAAGTTGGAGTTGCTGACCTTGTTGTACCAGCCAAGGTTCGCGGTCGGCACAGCCTTGACAATCGGCGTTCCTGCCGCGACGTTGCTCGTCACGCTGCCGAACAGCGCCTTGCCGTCCCGAAGCGCCTCAAGCATCGTGTACGCCTGCTTGATTCGCTGCTCAATAGCGGGCGTGATCTTGACGCCACGCCGCTGATAGAGGATCTCGGTTGCGAGATCAACGACCAGCATCTTGAGAACGGCGTCCCCCGCCGTGTTGAGCGCGGTGATCTCGTCCTCGCTGTAGATCCCGCCGACACGGATGTACGACCGCACGATCCCGGTCGCCCGCTCAAGGGCCATCGTCGTGATCGGATTCGGCCCCGGCATCGCCGTCCCTGCGTCACCGCACAACTGCGCGATGATGTCGGCGTCCAGCGATTCCTCAAGATCGGAGTACGCGGCGTATGCGGGCATTTCATTCTCCTAATCCGAGGGGCGGCAAGGGCGAACCCCTGCCGCCCCTCAGCGGAGTGAGGATGACTCAGGACAGAACGTCCGCGATCGCGAAACCTGCCACGGGCGCGACAACGGCGGGAACGCTGTTGTCAATCACGCGGCCTTCGATGCGGCGGTTAAGGGGGTCGTTGAACTGCTCAACGGTCATGTCCTCGTACGCGAAGATCTGCAGCGTGGCGAAGGACGAAGCGCCCTCCACTCCGACCAGACCACCGGGGCGGGACAGGAAGTACGCACCCTGACCGAGGATGAACGACTGCGAGAGGGTGGCGTTGCCCTTCTTGCTGGTCGTGCGCACCGAGTCGTCGACCACGACATCGCCGAGGCCGAACAGGGTGGGCGGGATGCCCCATCGTGCGAACGTGTCGGAACCCTGATAGAACTGCAGGGTGCCGGGGTTGTTCACGATGTAGTCCTTGGTTTCCGCAGCCTGCGAGATGGCCACGGCCACTTCCGGGCTGATCACGAGAATCAACTCGGACGGACGGACCGCGCCGCCGGAGGTCTGCGAAACGATCTGCATGACCTTCTGAATCGACTTCTGGATGTTGCGATCAGCGGCAGTCGGGCTGTTCCAGTAACCCGTCGCGCTAATCGGGCTGGCGGTCGGGTTGGCAGCGTAGTTGCCCGCCCAGTTGCCGCTCGTCGCCAGCGCGGTGGCCGCAGCGATCGTGCGGCGCGTCATCGCCAACTGCGCCTTGCTGCGGGCGTGCTGCGCAACCGTGTCCCATGCCGCCTGATTCGCGGACTCCTGCGGGATGTAGAACGGGAACGCGAAGCGCTGAGTCGCGTACTGCACGAACTCAAACGCATTCTGCTTGCCCGCCGGACGGTCATTGCCGAGCGGCCAGACGAACTCGTTGACGTCGGTCACACGGGTGTTGTCCGTGGTGTCCTGACGCAGGTAGTAGCCCGTCATCTTGCTGACAGGCACGATCTGAGCGTAACGCGAAAGCGCGAACGAGTTGACGCTGCGGGTGAACTCCACCTGCAGCGCGCCCGTGGCGAGATCGTTCGTGGAGGGGATGTAGGTTGAAAGCCCTCCTCCGACAACGGTGTAAGCCATGTGTGTTGCTCCTTGTGTTGGGGGTTGGGCTTACGGGACGACTCGGGTTCCGATGCGGAAGCAACGAATGATCTCGTTCGCTGCCGTAGCGGCTTCCAGAGCGATGTAGTAACAGACCTGATTAGCGGTGCCCGTAATCGCAAGACCGCTGGCGTTGGAGGTCACGAGGGCACCTGCGGAGATCGCGGCGGCTGCCTCAATCTGCACGGTGTTGCTGGGCTGCAGGCTGATCTGGTCGCCAGCCTCCGCGTGAACGCTGTTCCCGGTGTTGCCGGGGACGCCGCTCTTCACGGAGCCATCGGTGACGCCCACGATGTTGTCCGAGGCGGCGTTCGCCTGCGAACCCTGAAATGCGCCCGAGAGTTCGACCATGCGGAACGGGTTGATGGTTCCGCTAGCGACGAGTTCGGGCGTAAAGCCGAAATCTGCCATGTGTCTTTCCTTCCTTTACCGCCCCTTCAGGCGGCTGTTGATTGCCTTCGTGAACTCCGCAGGCTTGCCAGCGAACTCGCGGACAAGGTCTGCGACCTGACGCGTGTCGAGGTCGCCGGAGGGCAGGGCCGAACGGCCCATGTCGATGCGAACACCCATCGGGTCGCGGTTGAACAGTTCCCGCCACGACTCCAGCAGAGCGGAAGCGTCCGAGGATGCGGAAAGTTCCGCGATCAGGCGCGGACGGTGCGAGGCCGGGATTCGGTAGCCATCGGCCTCCATCGCGTCCAGTTCGCGGCCGAACTTCTCGCGGCTGATCTCGGCGCGAAGCGTCTTGATCTCACGCTGCATCTTTGCATTCTCGCGGCGCATCGCGAAGACGTCGGCGCGGCCGGGGCGCGATGCCGGGAACATCATCTCCTTGGCCTCCTCCTCCTCCTCCTCCTCGCTGTGCGAGTCGATGTCGATGTGCACGCCATCGCCCTCGCCCTGTTCTTCCGCAAACTGCTCGGAGAGCATGTCGTCTGCGGACATCTCGTCCTTCTTCTCCTTCTTCTCCTTCTTCTCGTCCTCGCCCTCACCGAAGTGCTTCTTCATCATGGACTTCATCTCGTCCATGTCGCACTTCAGAGCGGCGATCTCCTTGTCGTAGTCCGCCATGTTGGTTTCCTTCGTGTTGGGGACATACGTGGATTGCCCGCCGCCGACTGTCCCCATGTCGAAGCGGATTGCTCTTGCGAAGGTGACGAGGTCACCCTTGCGCGTGAAATGCGTGTCGGGGAGCGGGCGGCGCGGCGTCTCGCGGCCGAGCAGCGCAACCTCCGACAGGTGGTTCTGATCTGCCCAGATCTCCGCGCTGCGGCGCGGGAATGCGTTCGTAGCGAGCAACTTGTCGAACACCGAACGCTCCACCTCGCAGTCGCCGACGATGTAGCCCACGCCATCTCGCTCCTGATAGCCGAGGCGAGTGAAGCGACCGACTGCGGACTTCGGCTCGTTACCGTCCTTCTCGTGCATAACGACGAGGCGCGGATACGAGCCTCGCGTCATGTACTTTGCGGTAGCGTTGACGATGTCCAGCACGCGCTCGTTGTCGAACTTCTTGAGTTCCGGATCGCTCTCGCCGTCAATCGCCGGGTCATAGGCGCAGAACACCTCAAGGTCATGAATAATGACCGTCTTGCCGTTCTCGGAGATTCGATGCGATGGATGACTCATAAGGATCGTCATTCAGGACGCTTCTGATGGTATCAGGCGCAGACTGACATACAAGGGGTTGCGGTCATCCGCTGATGAAGCCCGGATCGGGGAACTGCCCGCTGTCAATCAAGCGTTGGCGCTGACCGTTGTGTTTCTTGATGGCGGCGTAATCCGGAACGCCATCCTCGTCCGTCCATCCCTTGGAAACGGCGATAGCCAAGGGGATGGGTTTCCATCGGCATCGACAGTTAAAACCACCGGGGGTCGGGATGCCCTGCGAGTCAATCTGTTCCACGGTGGCAACGTAGCCATCCATCGCCTTGTGGGTATCCCTCGTCCGGTTGTCCTTGGTGGAAGTGAACTGCATGACAGGCACGAATGCCTTGACCGAGGCATCCCGAACGATGTCAAGTTGCCCCTGCGTCTGCGCTCGGTTGATGTTGGTTCGGTAGACGGTTTCCAGCCGAGCGTCAGTCAGGTCGGTTCCCGTGGCGAGGATCGTCTGCTCAATGAAGTCGCCAACGCCTAGTTTCAGCAACCTCTTGCCAGCCACGGACTTGGTGACCTTGCCTTCAATGACCTTGGCAAGCAGATCGCGGGTGGCCTCTACTTGCTTCTGGCTCATCCCGGTGACGAAGAATGCTGACTGAGCGAGTTGCTGAACGCCGGGGGAGCGCCGCTTTCGCACCTCGGCTGGCAAGCCCGCAGCAGCCCTCCCCTCCACAGGGCGGGCGAGGGCCGGAAAGATCACACGGGCGAGTTCTGGGCTCGTCTCAACGATCTTGCCAAGGGCCGTCGCAGCCTCGTCCCTGCGCATCTCGTTCGCGGCGGCGAACGCATAGTCAACAAGGCGATCCCACTTCTCCCGCGTCAGCGGGATCGCGGTCATGAACCTCGCGATGACCTCTCTGGCTGGCCCCGCCTCAAAGCGGAGCAAGAAGTCTGGTACGTCGCGGTCGAAGGTGATCGGCTTCGGGATGGGCTTCTTGACACCGATGCCCGCTTCGATAAGGCTTTGCCCGGCACCGATTGACCATGAAGCAAGCAGGATCGCAGCCGTGTCTTGTGCCCAACGATCCCACTCGGCAGCGCCACCCGATCCGCGTATCTGCGCTGCGACCGCCTTCCGATAGGCGTCCTTGCCATCAGACAGCAGGGAACGGAACAGGTCGTTGATGGATGGCCTAGCGGCCATGATCCTCAAGCAGCCATGCCCGGCGGGAGAACGATGCTGGCTCCATCGGTGAGGGCTGTCCCTCCGGAGCGGCGGATTCGCCCAGCATCGCGGTCAGGGGATTCGCGCTTCCCTGCGACGAACCAAGGATGGGCTCGTCCTGCTTCGGCTCCGACAAACCGAGCAGATCGCGCACCTCCCTCTCGGCCACCTTGCCGCCCATCTCCACGAACAACCGGATCGCCTCCAGCCGCTCCTTCGGGTCAGGGCGCTCGGGCG